TTCCAGCGGCTCGGGCAGATTGGCTTTTAGCGATTGCAGATGCAGTCGAAGAAGTTAAGATCGAAAAGATGGAGAAGCATTGAGCGACAACCGCGATGAAGTCTTTGCCGGATTAAAAGCGTGGCAAGGGCGGATGGACAATGCTGGCTTTAGAGCTACGCAGTTGATCACTAGGGATCTTGTCGCTCACGCTCAAGAAAATGCTAGTCGGGTAAAGAATCCGCCTATTCAAAAAAACAACAGGCTTCGTCACAACCCGCATATTGGTCCGAGAAATGGTGAAGGTCCAAACTATGCAACCGGTAACTTGTTTAGAAATATCCAAGGACTACCGCCTCGCAGAGAAGGTTTTGGCACTTATATAGCGAGCGCAACCTCGGGTGCTGAATATGCTCGTGCAGTAGAACTCGGCTCGTCGAACTGGCGTAGTGGGGTAAAATATCCTTATATGATGCCAGCGCGTGACTATTTAATTAGTTCGGGTCGGGCTTCGCAGTTTATCCGTGATGAAATCACAAGAGCGATGGGAGCATAGCCGTGGCAGGTGATGTCCCACCATTAAATGTTGAAATACTTGTTCAACTCTCTAACCTGACTGCGGCAGTTCAAGAGGCAACCGCTGGTCTGAATAAAATTGGCGATACTGCCAAAGCTCAAGAGTCTAAATTTTCATCGCTAAAAACCACAATGCTTGGCGTATTTGCTGGCAATGTGATGACGCAAGGGCTAAACCTTTTAACAACCGGACTTCACGATGCGATAAAAGCAGTCCAAGATACTCAGGTCGCTACTGAATCCTTAGCAACTTCAATGAATAACGCTAAGGTAAACACCGCCGCTAACCGCGATATCATCCAATCGACTACCGAAAAGATGAGCAATCTTGGCTTTAGCGTTGCCGATTCTGAGAATGCTTACAACAAGTTGATCACCGCCACAGGAAATGTGAAGGAATCAACAAACCTAATGTCGATGGCGGCTGATCTTGCCCGCTACAAACACGAAGATCTAGCAACTGCCGCTGGTACTTTGGAAAAAGCTCAGATGGGTAACGCTAAGGCGTTTAAGGAATTCGGCATCACTCTCGATACGACCTTGCCTAAGAATCAGGCTATTACTAAGGCGATGGACGAGTTAAATCAAAAGATCAATGGTCAGGCTATTGGTTACACGCACACATTCTCTGGCGAAATGGAAATCTTAAAAGCCAAGTTCGATGATGTGGCAGTCAAGGTTGGATCGGTTGTAATGCCTATCCTGACAAAACTAATTAGCATTTTCATTGATGTCACTTCTGTTGTATTTAAGTTTATTTCTGACATTCTCAAGCCGCTTGTTGGATTTATCGAAGCAAACAAATCTGCATTCGAGGTATTTCTTGCCGTTATTGGTGGCGCAGTTGCTATCTGGGGTGCGTACGAGATGGCACTTAAAGCCGCCGAATTAGCACAAGCCGCTTTGAATCTGGTAATGGATGCCAACCCAATCGGACTAATCGTTGTCGCAGTTGCCGCTTTAGCCGCTGGAATTGTTTATGCGTGGAATCACTTTAAGACTTTCAGAGATATCATTATCGATGTTGCCGAGGCTGGCGTAGGTGGCTTTGGTGAGTTCATTCAGATTCTTGGCGATGTCGTAACGGCAGTTATGAAGCTAGCAACAGGTCCAATGAAACTTATGCTAGAGGGCTTGTCTTTTATGCCGGGCATAGGTGGTGCGGCTAAAGCCGCCCTCAAAGATATTAACGGAGCGACTCAGGATGTCGGGCATTTCTTTGATTCGACTGCTAACAGTATTAAGGGAATGGGCAAATCCCTCGATGAACTTAAAAACAAAAAGATCGACCTCGGCAATATGTTCGGGGGCGGTGCAACAACCCTTGCCAATGCTGGCGTAACTGGCACAGGAGGCGATGCTGGAGTCGATGGCAATCTTGGTGCGGCTGGAAATATCAGCAAAGCCGCTACTGCCGCAGAAAAGGCTTTAGCCGCTCGTAACGCAAAAATAAAAACTGCAAACGATGATGCAGTCAAGCTCGAAGATCAAATGAATGCCGCTCTTAAAGATCGTCAAGATAAAATGGATGCGGCTACCAAAACGCACGATGATGCAGTCAAAGCCGCTCAAGATAAGTTCGGGCAAGATAGCGCTGACATTCAAGCCAAGTACCAAGATGCGTATCAAGCGGCTCAAGATAATTACAACACGACTGCTCAAAACTTACAAGAATCGCACGAGCAAAAGTTGCTTGATATTAAGCAACAGTACGCTGACAAGGCTACGCAACTAGAGCAAACGGCGGCTGATAACCGAGCAAAGATTATTCAATCCTCGATTGATGTAATGACTAATGCGTTCGCTAACGCTACTAAGATCGATCTTGGCAAACTCTTTACGGCGGGTGGCGGAACTGCCGATGCGCTCGTATCTCAGTTGCAAGATCAAATGACCCAGATTACAAAGTTGCAACAAGATGCTGGAAAGTTAGCCGCCGCTGGATATAACCAACAATTTATCAACGAAGTGATCGCTCAAGGTCCAGCGCAAGGTGATGCTTTGGCTCAGTCTGTATTGACTGCCGCACCCGCAACTCAAGATTCGATTAAATCACTTTACGCTCAGGTTCAAGACGCTTCGCAAAATGGTCTGAATGATCTCGCCGCACAAATGAACGATGGCACTAACTTTGCGACTGAGGCTTTGGCTAAGCAATACGCCGATGTCGGTACAACTTTGACTACGCAACTAGCCGCTAACTCTGCCGCTATGCAAGATGCGATCGACAAGGAAACCGACTCATTCAATAGTTCTATGGCTAAGGCTCAAGACACGCTAAATAAAGCCGTACAAGCCGCTAGCGATGCCCGCGATAACGCCTTGATAAAGGCAACCCAAACTCTTAATGACTCGCTCAACGCCGCGGATGATGCCTTTACTAAGTCCACAACTTCGATCTCAGATGCCGCTATGAAGCAACTCGATGCGTTGCAACAAAAGTTAGATGCGACTGCCGCAAAGATTCAAGCTCTTGGCGGATCAACTGCAAGCATTTCAACTTATGAGGCTAGCGTGATGACTCCTGCGGGAGTAACTGGAACCTTTGCATCATCGGCTGGAAGCACTAGCCCAACAATGACTGGGCAAGTTCCAAATTATCAGATCACTAACAATGTTTACACAACCGATCCTTCGCTCCCAACTGTCACGCAAGGTACACTTAACGCTATTACTTTGGGTCAAACTCAAGGAATTATTGCGGGCGGTGGCAAAACTATGGTGGCTCAATAATGGCAACTCTGACTTCGCTTAACGCTTACGGCTTTGCTTGGAATGGTTTCGCTTTCGGCGGTGCTGGATCTCCTTATCAAATTACATCTGCCGATGGTATTGAAGGCTTGCCAGTTATTCGTAACCAAGACGATAATCAAGGATTCAACGATGGAATGTTCTCGGGTCGCGATTTCTTAGGCGGCAGAACAATTACGCTGACAATCCTGACCCTTTCTAGCAATACAACTGCCACGATCACAGGTGCGACTGCTACTGGAACGGGCGTAATCACCTACACGACTTCTGCATATCACGGCTTTAATACTGGTCAGATCGTGACCATTACAGGCGTGGTTTCTACTGGTAACCCTTCTGGAACTGCGGGAACTGGGTTTAATCAGACTTCCCAAACTCTGACTGTAATCGACAACACTCACTTTACGATCCCCGTAAACCTAACCGATACCTACACCTCGGGCGGATCTGCCAACTCGGTAATGAGTGCACAGGCAAACTACAACCTGTTGAAATCTAACCTACTGCCTACGGCTTCGTACACAGCATTTTCCACAACCAATCAGCTGCAATTTAAGTTGCCACAATCCTCGAATATCCAATTCTTTAATGCTCGCGTTCGTGACTCTAAAACTGTCATCACTCCTGATTACACATACGGATACATTACGAGCCAATGGACTTTCTTTGCACCGGATCCTAAGTTCTACGACAACACGCAACAGTCTGCATCTTTGATCGGTACTAACTATCTTGGTCGTTTATATCCTCGCGTCTATCCTTTGACCTTTGGCGGTGGCGCGGCTGGAACAACTATCACCAACGCTGGATGGGCTAATACCTACCCGATCATTACGATTACTGGTCCAGTCACTAACCCGGTTGTGGGTAATTCAACTCAAGGAAATTACATTACGATTCAGGGTACTTTCGCCAACACCGATACCCTTGTCGTTGATCTGGGGCAAAGGCTCGTTACTTACAATGGATCTACTGCTCGAAATCTTGTAGCGGGTGGGTCAAACTGGTTCTGGGCGCAACCGGGATCAAATCAATTTTATCTATCGGGAACAGGTACACTTGCGGGTACGACTTCCGCAACTGTAACTTGGTACAACGCGTATGTATAAGGAGATCAAGTAAATGGCTTTACGCACACCGCCTTCGTGGTTACAAAATGGATCGCATCCTGCGGAAAATGATCGCCTCACTACCAAAGCAATCTGGCAAACGACCGGAATAGTAAACGCTACCGATTTGCAGATCACGCAAAATGGTGGCGGAAATATGTCCGTGAATGTGTCGTCTGGATGGGCGGCAATCGTTGGTACTACCCAAGCCAATATGGGTACTTATATGGCTTACAACGATGCTTCAACTAACCTTACAATCTCGACCGCTAACCCTTCTAACCCTCGTATTGACCTCGTAGTAATTACTGTAAACGATGCTTACTACACAGGATCACTTAACAATGTGTCGTTCCAAGTAATTGCTGGAACACCTGCCGCATCTCCAACAGTTCCTTCCACTCCTGCTAACTCAATCGCTTTGGGTCAAATTGCTGTTGGTGCTGGAGTGACTTCTATTCTTACCGCCAACATCACAAACTATGGCACTCTCGCCACAGCTCCGTTTATGTCTAAGTCAGCCGTTGCTATTGGAACGCTTACCTACAGCCCTGCCAATGCTCTTGGTACTTTCCAGAGTTCTACATCTTCATATAACCAAGTAATTCTTCAAAACTCAAACACCGGAACTGCCGCTTCCGCTGACTTGATTGTAAACAACAACCTTTCAACTGACTCTACTTACTACGGCGATTTTGGAATTAACAGTTCTAACTTCACGGGTTCTGGTGCTTTTAACGCGCCAAATGCAACTTATGTAACTGCGACTTCTGGTGATCTTGCTTTAGGAACAACAACATCTAACGCTATCCACTTCGTAGTCAATAGCGGAACGACTGATGCTATGACCATCGCAACTACGGGTGCGATCACAGGTAACTTTGTTACGACTGTAAATGCTCAAACTGGTACAACCTATACGCCAGCCCTGACTGATTCGAACGCGCTTGTAACTCTTAACAACGCTTCCGCTATTTCCGTAACTATTCCAACAAACGCATCTGTTGCTTACCCAGTAGGCACTCAGATTTCTTTCGCTTGGATCACGGGTGCAGGTCAGCCTACAATTTCCGCCGTGACTCCGGGTACAACAACAATTCTTTCTACGGGTGCAACTGCAGCTTCTCCTAAGTTGCGTGTGGCAAACTCTGTAGCGACTGCCCTTAAAATTGCAACAGATACTTGGTTAGTGACGGGCGATGTCGCATAATGCCTATAAATTGTGGAATTGTTGCATCTTCTAAAACTGGACATTTAGGCATACCATTTTCTTATTTAATTGTTGGTGGTGGCGGTGGGTCGCAAGGCGGCGGTTATGGCGCTGGTGGTGGTGGCGCAGTTGTAGCGAATACTGGCGTTATCCTTACGGGTACATCAACAATAACTGTAGGACTTGGCGGGGTTTATTCTTCCCCAAATCTTTATCCCGGAACTGCATCTTCAATCACTAATCTGCAAGGCGGAACAGTTACGGCTAACGGCGGTGGCGCAGATACCCCTGGAACTGGAAATGGTGCGGCATCAGGTAATGGCAACGGCGGAGGTACGGGAGCGGCTCATCAAAGCGGTGGCGGTGGCGGTGCTGGCTCTGCCGGAAGCACAATTACTGGCGGAAATGGTATTTCAAACTCTATTACTGGAACAGCAACTTATTATGGTGGCGGCGGTGGCGGCGGTGCTGCTAATGGCTATAGCGCTGGTAGTGGCGGTCTTGGCGGTGGCGGCAACGGTGCGGTTGGTGGCGCAAACGCGAGCGCGGTAACTGCAAACTCTGGTGGCGGTGCTGGAGCAAGTGGATGGAATGGCGGCTTACCAACTTCAGGCGCAAACGGAGTGGTTATTATTTCTTATCCAACAAGTTATGGTGCGCCCAAATCAACAACTGGCTCTCCTGCTTTAACAACAGTTTCAACAAATTATGTTTACAAATGGACTGGAAGCGGGAGTATTACTTTCTAATGGAATACTTTGCTCAACTTGATGAAAATAATAAAGTCATTCAAGTCGTTGTAGTGGATGAAAAAGAAGCGCCCGACGAAAAAACTGGCATTGCATTTTGTCAATCTCTTTATGGAGCGCAAACTGTATGGAAATTAACTTCGTATAACACGCGGGGAAATGTTTATTACGATTCAGATAATGTCGTTGGAAATAAATTGCCTTTTCGTAAAAATTATGCAGTTGTAGGCTCTATCTATGATGTTGATAACGATGCTTTCTATAATGAGCAACCATACCCATCATGGATGCTTAACCAAACAACTTATCTTTGGGAAGCACCAACACCAATGCCATCAGACGACAAAAATTACAAATGGGTTGAAGCCGATCTAAATTGGCAAGTCATAACACCCACAGTAGGCTAGTCTTATGGCTACCCAATACCGCTATCTCCTTGCAGATGTTCTGACTAATCAGATCATCGCAGAGTTGTCGCTGACGAATGTCAATTTCACTCAGCAATTAAATGCGGCTGGAACTTTTACCGGAGATCTCCTGCTTTCGGGTGTTAATAGTGCAGGGCTGAATGTTCTTAACTCTACAATTCCGGGGCGTTGTGCCGTATATGTGGATCGCTCTGGTGTTCTCGTGTGGGGCGGAATTATCTGGCAAAGAGATTACGATTCAGCCGCACAAAATCTAAAGATTACGGCGCGTGAGTTCGAGTCATACTTTGAGCGTAGGAGAATCACCTCGACTCTTTCCTATACAAACCAAGATCAATTAACGATTGCCGAATCTTTAATCCAAACCGCACAGGCAGTTCCGTATGGAAATATCGGAATCATAATCCCTTCTACAACCTCGGGTGTAGTGATTGGTTCGCAGGTTTATTACTCCTACGAGTTCAAGACTTATTTCAATGCGCTTTCTGATCTGGCTAAAAACAACAACGGGTTCGACTTCAACATTAAGGTTGCTTACGATGGAGATGGAAACCCTACTAAAACCCTTCAACTTGGCTACCCACGACTAGGTAATACCTACTCCGCAACTTCGGCTACTGTGCCAACCTTTATTTTGCCAGCCGGAAATATCGTTCAGTATAAATACACCGAGGATGGAACTAAAGCCGTCAATACTGTTTACGCTACGGGTGCGGGTTCTAATGAGGCAAAACTGATTGCTACGGGAACAGATGCCACCAAGACTGCTAGCGGATGGCCACTCCTAGAGGATTCCACCAATTACTCCAACATTACCGACTCAACTCTTTTAACTGGTCTGGCTAATGGTCAAGCCCTAGCCGCCTCTTACCCACCGCAAACTTTGCAGATCGTTGCGCCGCCTTTCGTTGATCCGGTGTTCGGTACTTACA